ATCGGGTAACACGTACAGTCGCAGTTAAGCGTGTAAACCGCGTCGGGCGGCGGATCGATATAAAACGTGCCACCAAATGCCGAGCCCGTTGCCGGCGGCGCCGCGCCTTGCGCGTACTGCGACCACACGGTCGGCGGGCCGTTCACCGGGACCGGATTGTTCATGTAATAGAGATCGAAATATTCCCACTCGCGCGGCGGGATCCACTGCGCCCCGGAAGCGACGTTATAACTGACCCGGCGCACATTGATCGCGCCCTGGATGCCGGTCGTTGCCGACGCACCGAAGCTAATTGACGAAAAATTGTAATTGCGCTGCCCGATGACAGTCGAGATCGTGCCGATCGAGCGGATACACTCGCCCTCGCCAGCCAATTGGCCGCGAGCGGTATTGATCCAGCTATCGAGATTGGCGGTCGAATAGAGCGTCGTCGACGCCCCAGGGAGTTGAAGCAGATTTTGAAGGCTGGTTTCGTAAGCGGTCAGCATGGCAGAACGACCTTTCTGCCATCAGTATAGCCGCTTGAGCACCAATGACACACCGGGGATGCTACGTTCGGCATCGTAGGTATGCCACACCTTCGAGCCATCGGGCATTTTGACAAGAAACGCGGTGCCGAGCTGCATGGCATTCTGCTCGTCACCAGTGCTTTGGCAAGCCGAGTCGCCGATCGTCAATTCGCCGGTCGGCTGAAAAGCATTACCGGCCGCAACGCCGGTAATGCCTATGCTGAAGGTATCGGTCGCCATTTACGGCGCCGGCTGCAGTATCACGATGTCCGTGGCGCTGCCCATGGTAAGCGCAAGCGCAAGGAGGTTGACCGTACCCGTGCCGGCCAAGCCCGGCTGCGTGGCCAACACAAAGCCAGGAACCGTGTGGGTATTGAACAAGCCGCCGTCGTAGATCGTGCCGATCTGCGGCGCGATGGAGCCGGCACCGGTAATAGCGAGGCTGATCTGCGCCGGGCGAGGCAGCCACGAAAGATAGTTGTAGTCGGGGCCATTGGTGATCGTGCCCTGCGGGGGTACGCCGCCAATTGTACTGAGCAACGCCGATACCGTGCCGTAACCCGCGGCGGCACCCGTCGAGACCGAGGCCGCAGTAACAGTTTGCATCGAGAACGGCGTCAACGTTGCGTTCGTGCCGGCGCCGCTGATCGACAGCGTGATGCTGTTCGGATTAGCCAGCGGCGTGCCGTTGTTCGTGCAAAGGCAGGCAGTGATGCTGCCACTCGCGGTCAGCGAGAACGACAAGGTTGCCGCGGTGATGCCGGTGTTGATATTCGGGTCGGTCGGGTTCGGCAGAATGACCGGGGTCGGTGCAGTGGCATAGCCGGCACCAGGGTTCGTGAACGTGAAGCCCGAAACCGTGCCGCTGGAAATGCCGCAATAACCCGTCGCCTGCGTACCACCTACGCCGTTTGCGTTGTTCGCAGCCGGGGGCGGGGGAGCAATAAACACGAGCGGAGCCACGCCGTAGCCCGCGCCTGCATTCGCCGTGACGACAGTCGAGAAGCCGAGTGCGCCGCCGACGATCGGCTGCCACGTCGAGTTGGTCGACGCCGCCGTGACCGTGACGACAGTCGTCGCCTGCGCATAGCCGCTGCCCGCCGCGGTGACAGCCGCGCCGGTCGGACAACCAGTCAGATTGGCAACCCGGACGTTGAAGCCGTCGCTTTTGACGTAGATGAATCCGCGCGCGCCATAGGCCGCGCCGGAGCCGAACGACCAAGTGCCCGTGATCGGATCGAGGTATTGCAACACGCAATACATTCCAAGACCGACGTACCAAGTGCCGGCCGGGATCGGAAGCTGCTCGCCGGGCGCCAGCGCGCAGCGGTTTGACCCGGTGTCGTAGGGCGCGAGATTTAGTTCGGTCGGATAGAGGTACTGCGGAGGCTGCAGACCAAGACCGGGACCGCTTAAAGGACCAGGCATATTTCAAACTCCTTTAATACTGGTTGCCGATCAGGTTGAACCCCCAGAAACCCGAGACCGGTTTTGCAGTGATAACGTCGTAACCAACCACGACGACACCCTGTTGCCCGATCTGGCCAAGCGGGACCAACGAATAGAAGCCCGAGAAGTCGAACGCAGCGTCCTCGGACAAATACATCGACGTGTATTTGACGTTGACGCCGAACACATTGCCTTGCGGACAGAAGTGATCGGCGAAGATCGGAATGCCCGACACGAAAAGGTTTGGAAAGCTCGACCGGACAGCGGTGTCCATCGTGAGCCCTTGAGCCGGCGGGATCTGATGGATTTGCTCAATACCGATGAAGTCCAGATTGAGCGTGGCGTAATCGCCCGGGTTCATCACGACGAAGGTCGGCGACTCGCCACCCGCCTGATCGGTGACATATGACAAAAGCGTCGCCATCGACTTGCGGGTGAAGCCGGTCGTCCCGAGCGAGAAGGTGCCCGAATTCAGATTGATGTACTGGCCTTTGAAGGCCGAGTTGCCCTGGTTGTTGCGATTGACACCGCCGTAGGTCGGGAAGTTCGTGCCGTTGTCAAACGCATTCTGGAAACTGTCGGGCAGGAGCGTGCTGGCCGAGTTGTTGGTGAACTGCAGACGCGCCATGTTCTGACGTGTCACGGCATACACGTCATTCATACGCGCCTTGAGAATCGATATCTCGCGATCGGTCGCCTGAATGATCGTTTCGCCGAAGGGCAGCGGGATCGGCACAACCCAGTAGGCGAGATTGAACTGAAGGTTCTGAATACCGGGGGTGATGACAGGCGAATTGAAACCACCGCCGTATCCGGTGAACTGGCCTTGCACCATCGACTGGCCCTGCGCGGGCACAGTGATCTGGTTGAGGCCGCCGGCGGCGCGCTGCGCATTGCCGGTCATGTAAAATAAGGTTGGCGAGGCGAAGTAAATTTGCACGAACAGCCGCGGCACAAAGGCGCGGCGTGTAGCTGAAGCCAATTCGTTATAAAGTGAACCTGCGGCGGGTGCGACGCCTAGACCGGGAAGTGGCAAAACAGCCTCCTACGTTAGCGTCGCGCGTTGCCGCGGACCTCGTTGATAGTGTTGTGGACCCGCTGCATAAGCGCGCCGTCGGAAATATCGTTCTTGCCGGCCTTGAGAAGCTGATCGACGTACTTCTCGTCAGCATCCTCGGTCGAGGACGGCAACTCGCCGAAATTCCAGCCGCCCGAACCGGTCTGCTGAACCGGCGCCTGCGGAGGATGGTCGCGTTCGAAAATGGCGGCGGCGTCGAGCGGATCGAGGATGCCCTTTTCCTCCATGATCTTCTCGACGGCCTTGATACCGTCATCAGTGTAGCGCTGATCGCGCAGACGCTTGATGCCGTTGTCCTTCAGGGCTTGGAGCTGCTGCAGACGGGTGTCGCGCTCGCGCGTAACCTTGTCTTCCTCGATCTGTTTCGAAAGCGCCGCAACCTGATCAGCCAGCGGCTTGGTCGCAGCCTCGATCGGATCTGGTTCTTCCAATTCCGGGATGTCTGCTTTCGGATCGACCAGCTTCTGCGCTTCGAGAACCTTGCGCCGCGCTTTCGGATTCTTGAGCCAGCCTTCAACGGTCTGCTTCAGCTTGTTGTTCTGCTGAAGCTGGACTTCATCAACTTCGACCATCGGCATTGGTTACTTCCCCGTGGTCGAGCCGGCATTCGGCACATGGTTGATGGTGAGCGCGCCCGACTTCATGGATGAAGGCAGGTGACTTTTGCGGCCGCCGATGTCGTCCTGCTCCATGTCGACGCGAATGATCTGTTCATCGCTCGTCGGCACCGTTTTCGCGGAATTCTGGAAGACGTTCACGTTTGACATCGCAACTTCTCCTTCAAACCTTGTGGCCGTAACGCGGCCGATCGACGTGCACGACCGAGCGCGCGCCGAAATCCGTCATTGATGCCGGCACGGCAAGTGCGCGGACCTGAGCTACCGACTGCGCAGTCTCGACGTTGTCCTGCACCGGCATCTCGGTAACTTTTTCCTCGAAGATATTCATCACGCTGCCTGCGGCATTTGCGGTTTGGGCGGCATCGAGGGCGGCGGCTGCGCGCCACCAGCACCGGGCTGCTTGAGCTGCTGCTGCATCGCGCCGTTCTGCTGGTTCTGCATCGCCATCTTCTCGATCGAATTTTTCTCAGCGGCGTTGCTGGTCGAGCCAGGCGGAACGTGCTTGCCTAAAATGCCAATTGCCTTGTGGAGAGCTTGCCCAATGTCGGACGCGATTCCGACAGTAGGTAAAATCTCGGTCATCTGCTTGACAAGAACTCCCACCCGCTGCATTGCCGCCGCCTCATAGCCCTTGTTCGGCGTCGGACCAGTAGCGGAGCTCGAACCGAACGGAGGTTGCTGGGGTTGCGGTGCGCCTGGGGCCGCACCTTGCGGTGCTCCTTGAGCTGCGGCGGGTGGGGAGCCAATGGGCATCGGTGATTTACCGGCGGCCCTTGCGCTTGTGCTTCCGATTCCGAACCGTATTCATGTGGTTCTCCTCTCAGGTTGCATTGAAACGCACCGGGCTGAATGCTTGCGATGCGACAGGAGGATAGTTTCCTACATGAAGGAAAGCGCCTAATAGCGCATCTATAACTGCGTATTGCCTTTAGAGCGGCTTTGCGATATTGCTATCCGCCAATGAAAACGCGACCCGCCGTGAAAACCTCGCGCTCCGAAAAAAGCTATTGGACGGTCAAGGAAGCCGCCCGATATTTGAACGTCCATTACGTCACGGTTTACAGTTGGATTGCCGATCAGGGAAAAGACAAACCGTGCAAATTAACTGGCGAACCGCCACCAGTTATACGCTTCGGACGTAACTGCATCCGCCTGCCGATTGAAGAATTCAAAGAGTGGGCAGCCAACTTTAACCAAGGACGAAGCTAATGCACGTCATCACCGTAGCGTTCGGCACCGCACCAGCAATTTGGCAATTTGTTTACAAGACCGAGCAAGCCGCAACTGACGCCTGGAACAATATTCAGGCAACGATTCATGATCCAGGGAACTACACCGGGATAACCGATGACTTCGGGCAGACCGCCACTTTCAATTCCAAAGAGATCGCCGGCCTGATGATGGAAGAACTCGAACTCTCCAAGCAAGCGCATATTGCCCGTTCACTGCACCAGCAGAGGACCCAGGCCGAATTCCAAAAAGCCGCTGAGACTGATCCGGCCATCCGAGCAGCCATGCGCGGTCCCGCGGTACTGCAGCCAATGGGAGCAAGCCCGTTCAACGGGCGCGGCAACTAGCGCTTGCCGCCGCCAACCTGTTTCTTGGCAAGCACTTCACCAATCTCAGGGTAATCCTGCATCAGCTTTTGCAGCATCGCCTGCTTCTGCTCGTCAGCCGCTTTCTTCTGCGCCTTGGCTTCTTCCTTGTTAGGGAAGGGCAGATTATCCACGACGTATTCACCAGTGACGATGCCTGTCTTCAAGCCAGCCATGATCAGTTGTGTGTTCTCGTCGGAGAATATCGGGCTGGACGAATGCGAATCGACGCTGACGCGCCAATCATCAGGCAGGTCGGTCAGCAAAAATTCGGTATCGGACATGGTTTGTATCGTCGTGCCATCGGTCCAGTATTTGCTAGCGTCCTTGGCTTCCTTGAGTGATAGCGTCTTGTCGGCAGCGGTCGCCACCTGACGTTCCACCAAGAGAGCGCGGTCGCGCAGATACGGCGAAGCTGTTTTCATCAACGTATTGGCATGCGAGTCGGCGCGCACCCCCGGCTCGCCCTTGCCCTGCATTATGTCCGGGAAGCCCGAGAGCCAATTTATTTGCTCGATGACGAACTTGATCATCGGCATCATCTCGGGGAAAATCTTAGGCGTGATATCCTTGATATCCGAGCCTTGCTGAAGATTAACGTAGCCAGCGCCGCGGAACTGGCCGTACTTCTCGTCATCAATGCCGTTATCGCCGATGAACCCTAGAATGCGATCGACCTGCAGCCCGAACAACCGCTTGGCATCGTCGAGCCACGTCGACAGCAGCATCTGTGGCTCAATCAAGTCAACCAGTTCCGACCGGCCCCAGAACCAGTTTGCCACTTCATTCGGTTGGATCAGCGTGTAGGGCTGCAAGCCGTCAACACCGGTAAGATTCATCTTCTTGCCGTAAGGCGCAACGATGATATCCGGCTCGATCTTTATAATAGTGGTGTAGTCCGTGTCGTCCTGGATCCACAGTTCGTGGACATCGACGACATCGGCACCAACAGTCGGTCCCATGATGGCGTAATTCGGATCGTTGTTGAGCTGCACGATGCCGCCAGGCAGCGGCCGGGTAGCACCGGACACTCCGGTCTGCAGCGCCGAGGTCGATAGCACCTGATGAAAGTAAGACTGCGGATCGGACATCGCCTGCCCGCGCATGGCGTGGCCGCGCACCTTCTCGAACAGCTTCTTGGCATTCGGGAGATGATAAATGCGCCGCCACACTTCCGGCAGCGTCATTGTCGTTGTCTCCACCATCGCCGGCTGACGGTCAATCTCGTTCTCGGATTCGTTATAGACACCGAACTGCCACGGCATCACCAGTTTCTTGTAGTAGTGAGGAGTGCCATCAGACCCTTCCGTCTGCACCCACTGCTTGAGCAGACAAGCGCCGTACTTCAACGACTGAAACACGCCGAGAGCAAACATGTGATCAGTGTTGGTGCGCTCCCAGGATCGCGTCAGTATCTTTCCCACGACAGCAGCGCGCTGCAGAAAGTTCTTCGGATACGAGCGCTCGAAATCGATGGCAAATTTCAACTCGACGGGGCTGAACAGATGCGCCGTGGTGCGGTTGAGATGCGTCGTGAGCATGTTCACCAGCGCTTTGGTGCCGTCGTAGCGCCCGGTCTCGGCAATCGCATTCATCAACCGGCAATACGAGGCCCGCATCCCAACACTGATGCGGCACATCTCGATATGTTCGTTGGCAAAAGCCAGAAGCTCGCGATCACCAGAGGGAACAGTGATCACTTAGTACCCCTGCATCTTGCGCTGCACTCGCATGGCGGCACGCGCACCCGCGTTGGGCTCAATCCCGGTCGTGATCTTGCCATTCACAGCCACGGCGCCGGTCGAAATGCCCGAACTGTATTCCGCGCCGTTCTCCTGAAATCCAATCTTCATCGGGGACGCCGCCTGCAAACGCGCCAGTGCCGCATCGGCCTGAGACACTTCCATAGAAGCGATATCGCCCTGCCGCATGTTGTCGTGCATGTTGGTAATGCGCAACGACGCCATGTCTTCCTTGGTCGAGCCGGTCACTTCCGCAGCGCGCTCGACTCGCGTTTCCGATCCCGCTTCCATGTCGCGGTAGGTCTTATCGGTCGCTGCCATCTTGGCGCTACGGATGAACGGCATAACCACGCCGCCATCGCCCCGATCCGGTATGCTGATATCCTCGGCGCATAACGGGCAAGCTTTCGGCCACGGCAACGCTGAATCCCATGGGAAAGCGCCGCGGCAGTAGGTACAACGCAATTTCATCGGTATCTCCAGGCGTTGCGACGCATCATCTGGTTCTCGACGCGCCTGACAGCACGCTTCTGGGCGAAGAACATATCAAGATGGTTGGCATTGAACAAGGCAACCTGATCAACGATCGAAGCCCGCTTCTTGGCCGCCTCCGCATCGCGGGTACGGCGTTGAGTAATCATGTTATTCTTGATCTTGGTGTCCCAGTAATAGGCTGCCAGCGCCATGGCGATGACCCGATCGTCACGCATGCTTTGCGGTGCGCCGATGGAGTCGCCCTCGCGCGCCACGGTCTTCATTTCCTCGACCAATGACGCCGAGCGGATGTGAAGCTTGCCGGTCGACACGAAGTCGCGCAGCCGCTCCAGAATCAGTATTTTGCGCTTGGTTGACGTTTCCCAGTGCCAATTGGACCCGGCACCCATGGCGTCAGCGCGCGTGTAGATATAGGTCTTGACGTTCTTGAATACGTTGGTCAGCCCTCGTTCTTCGAGATCCTTGCGGGCTGATTTATCGTTATCGATCTTGAATTTCAACGACTTCAACTCGTTGAACACCGCCGAGCCAGGACCGTTGATTTCAAGGATGTAATTGATATCAGCGCCATTGCCGTACCAACCGAGGAGGCTCGCGATCGCCCAGGCGAATTGCTGGGTCGTGATCAGCGGCCAAGCATACTCTGCAACCTGATCAATCCCGTCAGCGTAGCACCGGCATATCTCGATCGAGGATCGATCGTTGTTCTCATTCTCGCCAAACGCCGGGTCGATACCCATAACGT